TAAATGTTAGGGCGCCATTACATGAGGCTAATAACCTCCGGATGCAGGTCCTGCATCCTGCAACACACATTCAAGTTTCGAGATAGACGATGGGATTGAGTCCCTTGTGCGCTAGGGCCCTGTTCTTGTGCCTGACACACCAGTAGCAACACAAGGTTAGCATAAACTCTCCCAATCGAGACAAGCCAATGAGTCCTTGAGAAAGATAGTTGGTCTCTCGAAAACCTACCCTGGTTGACATGGTTCAACTCTTGTGCTATAATAACAACATAAATAGGAGCAAGTATGCCTTGGATCGAAAACGTAGCAGCCGCAGATATCCCGACCCGCTTTCACCACGAAGCTGGTCCAAACTCAATGCTGATCAGCATTGTTGACCCAGGTAGCTGGCGACCAGAAGCGGCGCACCAGTTTAAAGAGCGTCACAACTTTGAGTTCTTGGATATTGAAAAGAATGACTTTGCTCTTGATGAAGCCATGCGGTGCAGTCAAGAACAAGCAGACGAACTGGTCCGATTGCTACAGCATGCCTTGGAAAATCGAATGAACGTAGTAGTTCATTGCTTTGCAGGTATTTGCCGTAGTGGTGCAGTATGCGAAGTCGGTGTCATGATGGGCTTTGAAGACACTGGCCGATTCCGTAGTCCTAACCTGCTGGTCAAGCATCGCATGATGAAGGCCTTAGGCTGGACCTATGACGAAGATGAAAAGCCTAACATTGATGACTGGCGCACTTTTAGAAGCGTTGACTAATGCAAATATCAAGGGCTGAACAAAGTATTAATCGATACAATGCTGAACAATATCGTATTCAGCAGTATCGGTTAGAATCTAACCGATCTCAAGACTACAGAGAGCTAGTTGAAAGACGAAATCGAGAACGTGAGAATGCCGAGCGTGTAGCCCGTAACATTCGATTAGATTATGACAAGGGAAGGAATATAGATAGAGAATGTTAAAAGGAATAAATGTATAAAGTAATAGGAAAAGAAGAAACACTTCGAGTTCTTACATTAGCTGAAGCAATGAATGTTGCCAAGCACTTAAACGAGTTTGTGACTATAAGCGGTCCGGACTTTGAGATAGTAGGAATGTTTGGAGTAGATAGCATCAAAAACGGATTATGTCCCGACGGTGTTAAATACGATTGGAACAAGGCCAGCAGAATTGGTCGTGTTAAAAAGGAGAGAGTAGCATGAAACGTGTTATTGAAGTCCGTGCCGCAGAGGGTGGCGAAGACAGTAAACTATTTGTGAAAGATTTGGCGCAAGCCTATATCAAGTTTGCCCACAGCAAAGGCTGAGCTACCCGCCCAATAGGTGAGTATCTTGGCGAGGTTCATATCTTGGTCGAGGGTACTGATTTATCAGGCTTGTATAATGAAAGCGGTGGCCACAGAATACAACGTGTTCCACCAACAGAGCGTAAGGGCCGGGTCCACACCAGCACCGTGACAGTTGCTATCACAGACCCAGCTGAAGTTACCGCAAAGGTCGCTGACAGTGATTTACGCATTGAATGGTACAGCGGCACAGGTGCCGGCGGCCAGAATAGGAATAAAGTAATGTGTTCTTGTAGATTAACACATGTTCCTAGTGGAATAGTTCGATCTTCACAAACAAGAAGTAGAATAACCAGTTATGATCTTGCTTACAAGGAATTATGCAAAGCAGTAAATGATGCAATCAATGCAGAAATAAATGCCAAAGTTTCTGCTAATCGAAAAAAGCAAGTTGGATCTGGCATGAGAGGTGACAAAATTCGTACCTATCGTTTCCAAGACGACACGGTACAAGACCACAATACCGGAAAAAAAGTATCTGTTAAAAAAGTTTTGGCAGGAAACTTTGACTTACTTTGGTAATCGTCCCTTGGTCCAGCCTTGCTCGATAAAATTAGATAATAGATTTGGGTCAATCATTCTGGAAATTTTAGAATCATTGATCCAAATTCTTCCTTTAACAAAACTCGGTTTACCAAAGTTAAAGTGATTCTTACCGCTTAATTTTCTCGAGTGAGCGTCCCTCCATTCTTGAGGGTGTGTTTTTCCAAACATTGAATTATCTTTTCCGGTAGCTTTTCCTTTTTTAACTTCGCTCATTCGTTTGCGAGATTCGTCAGAGTGATATTTGCCAAGCCTTGATATTTTTTGTTTAGTTTCAGCAGTATGTGTTCTTCCGTAAAATGGATTATTTTCTCCCTTAGTAAGTTCTCCATATGAGGTTCTAAATCGATCAAATAGTCGGCTGTTTGTATGTTTATGCTTCATACGGAAAAAAGCATATACCATTTTTCCTGCCTTAATTGGATCTATCATCATCTTAGGTAGTAGCAAGTGGCATAAAAAATGTTCTCTTGGAGTTAACAGCACCAGATTAGATTTTTTATTTGAGCCACCAAATGATTTTGGCACGATATGATGAGACTCATAGTATCTATCACTTTTAGAACGATTTGAATCAACAGCATTCTGTATTATGTTAAAATACCAATTTGAGTATTTGTTAGATTTAAATAAAGTTTCCATACTATTACTTATGACAACACTGAAATAAACACAGAAAACGGTTGACAGGCCGCCCAAAACCTTGTACAATAGCATCAACAGACAGAAAGAATAAAATGAAAGAATGGATCACAAGTGACTTGCACTTTGGGCACAAGAACATTATGAAGTTCTGCCCACAAACTCGAGCACGATTTCGCGACGATGTTGCGTATATGAACAACGCAATGGTAGAAGAATGGAACGCTAAGGTGCATCCAGAAGACTTGGTGTATATCTTAGGTGATGTTGCATTTATGTCGGGTAGCGAAGCCGGACGAACAATGAACCGTTTGAACGGCAACAAGATTTTGATCGAAGGCAATCATGATCGTAAAACATTGCAGGATGCTACTTTCTACAATTCGTTTGTAGAAGTACACAAGTATTTGGATATCACATATGACGGCCACAAGATCATCATGTCACACTATCCTTTCTTGGAGTGGGATCAAATGCATCGTGGGTCGTTGCATTTCTTCGGCCACTTACACGGCGGAACTACAGGAATGGAAAAGTACAGATGTATGGACGTGGGCATGGATTCGACTGGGGAAATTGTAGTTTCTATGAAATATGCAATCAACCGAATCAAGGACAACGAAATTAAGGGCCATCATGTTTAAAGACAAGTTAAAGGAATACGTAGAATCGTCTAACCTGGTCAACATGAAAGAATGTGGCGAAGGTATCTATGTACTCAAATATAAGAAGCGTGTGTTTTACGATAACCTGTGGAACGAATACATTGCTGAATGCCGTGGGTCTATTGTGGACAAGGATTTTAACCTAGTTACATATCCATTCACAAAGATCTACAACTACGGTATCGAAAAGGAAGCACCTATATTAGATGCAAGCACTGAGGTTACCGCGTTTCGTAAAGTTAACGGCTTTATGGTTGCAATGACCTGGTACAACGGCGACATTTTAGTGTCTACTACAGGTTCAACTGACAGCCCATACGTTGCTATGGCAAAGGAAATGATGCTAACACATCAATCTTGGGCAGACTGGCAGTTGGCATTCAACCGTTCTGACATGGACGGGATGACATTTATGTTTGAATGTGTGCATCCTAACGATCCTCACATTGTGGTCGAAAAGCCAGGTATGTATATCTTGGGTTATCGTGAAAATGAGTGGTGTAGCAAAGTTGGATACAACAACGAAGTCTTAACAGACTTGGCTGGTGCGTTTAACTGCCACAAGCCAGAAGTTTACACAACTACCGTAGGTAATTTGATCGAACAAACTAAAAATGTTCGCCACGAAGGATTTGTATTTTATACTGCTGATGGTGTTAGTGCCAAGATCAAGTCACCATACTACTTGACTTCAAAGTGGGTTGCTCGCAATCCACGTACAGACAAGTTAGTAGACTTGAACCGGGACATTAAGCACAACCTAGACGAAGAATACTATCCGCTAGTAGATGCTATTCGTGCTAACATTGCAGAATACACTGCTATGGACGAACAAGCTCGATTAGAGTGGGTTCGCAACTTTGTAGGAGCATAACATGGATGAAAGTCATTTGCCAGTAAGTGAACAAAGCCTGGTCTTTCGTTTGCGCAAGCGAGCAGAGATCAGGCGTCAGATTCCTGGCAGGTTGTCAGTGCAAGAAGGAAAGCCCGACCGCATCGCTGACCTACTGGAAGAAGCCGCAAACGAAATAGTTCGACTGCAAATTGAAATGTCTAAGTACGATGAATAAAATTTATTTGATAATGTCTTGACATTGTTAGATAAGTATCGTATAATAAATGTATAGCACGGAGCATTGGCCGACCGGTTAAGGCAATGGATTGCTAATCCATCACTGCGCAAGCGGTGAGTAGGTTCGATTCCTACATGCTCCGCCAAATTTTTAAACCAAAGAAAGAAACTATGATCAAGCCAGGAAAAACATTTAAGTTGAGCAAGCAAACAAAACGTTTGATGTGCTCTATTGTTGACGCACACGCACGTAACGCATTTAAACGAGCAATGATTCAAGCAGAACTTGCAGCCGCTGTGATCATCAAACGCGAGCCACGTGAAGCTCGCAAGTAATTGTCTTTTCTGGCGTTAGTATAATGGATAATACAGCGAGCTTCTACCTCGCGAATGTGGGTTCGATTCCTGCACGCCGGACCATATAAAGAAAATAGGACCCTAATAGGGTCCTATTTTTTTGACTTAATTTTCTAGTAGATTAAGAAAGTTGCTCAACGACGTGGCTGTTTGTAATGCCATTTGCTTCGTTGTATGTATCGCGTTCTTGAACGACTGCAAACAAAGCAGGATCTGTTGCAAATTCGTCTAGTGCTTCGACGCTTGCAAAAATGTATTCAACAACTTGAGTCAAGTCGCCTTCCACTGGTACATTGCGAGTCACTGACAATAGTTTGCCTGTTGCAACATAGGCTGCATCAATGGCTGCTCTAGTTTCTGGTGAAGCTGCCCAAAATGACACAGTAGTGTTTGGGCGGGTAAAAGTTCGGGTCAATTTAACTGACATTATGGGTCTCCGGATTGGTTTTTAATCGCTTCATGCGTTTAAAAAAGTATTTATCATATACTTATCATCATCAATGATGTTTATTTGATTACAAGCAATTTACAATGCTTGTTTGGTTAATATATTTAGTAAGTTCTGGCGTTGGTCTACCGGTAATTCTAATCTGTCGGCGACGACTAGTAGTAAGCGGAACACCATGGTAAAAGAAGTCGTTAAACAAGTAAACAGGGTAGTTAACGGTGTTATACGTGCTGTCTAAGTCGCTTACATTACTATAAAACATCGGCACGCCGCCATCTGATATATTGATTGTTATTTGCACAAATCCTTGTTTCCAAAGAAAGTTGTCAACCATTTTTTGTACTTTTAAGCTACGTTGACTAGAAGGCAAGAAGTTGCTGTTATCTCTGTGGATTATTGCAAATGTATCGGGACGCAGGCTAACACAGCGTACACCAATGATGGTTTCAAGTGGCAAAGACTTGATGTATTGTGTAATGGCCAAATCTTCATACTCGGGAAAGAATTTAAACTCGCCAAATTGGTCCAATACATAATTGCGAATTGAAACACTACCGTTTTTACTATTTTCGGCTAGTTCCTTAATGTTAGAATCCAAGTACACTAACGAAGCACCTTTCCAACTTGGATAGCCATTGTCAATGGGTTCCCCTGTTTTACTTCGAACATCAGCCTTTACATACTTGTCGGGATCAACCATGTTCCATTCTGCATTTGCTTTTATTGTATCAAATAATACGTCTTGGCCATTGCGAACATTACTACTACCAGGTAATATGCGCTCGTCATACTCTTTAATAAAAGCCTCTTGGTTGTAGTCTAGATTTACTAGCTCGGCTGCTACCAATGAATGAAAGTCTATCAATTTGTTTCTCCTTTAAGGTTGCGGATCATTTGCGTGTATTCAACTGCATGCTCAGCAAGATGAAACGGAAATCGTTCAAACAGTTTGGTTCTGCTAATGCTATCGGCCAGTGGTAATTTTTCAAAACCAGTGTACTTTTTTCTGTGCAACAAGTCAGCGTCGGGGTAATGTGTTTGATATAGTAAATGCTTAATATCTGCATTGTTTACTAAATCTTCGCCGGCTGGTTTATTTGAGTTAATCAAATCTAGTACAATTGGGTCAGTGAGATAAGCAAGCATTTGATCCGGGGTATATTGATGGAATCCAGCCGCACCTTTAAGGCCAGCGAATACCCAGTACTTGTACCAGGAGCAAATCATTTCACGCTCGCGAAACCACCATTTACCAAACTGTCGGTAGAGGTAAGGCTCGCCTTGCCCCAATACCACATAGCCAGGTATCTGCGATGCACCCCACATTGTACAGGCTAACTGTCCACTGCGAGTTTGACTTATTGAAGTGATAGTTTCAAACTCATCGCTTTCAAAAAATGCTGTTGGGTCAAGATCAATTACCAGTCGAGGGATATTATAAGTGTCGCACAATTTGTGAGCAAATACCGATTCGTGTCCATTTGCATTATTTTTATATTTTAAAATGGCAGCAGTAAAAGGAACGCCAGCATCTAAAAATGCTCGGGCGGCAACTTCGCTATCAGCACCACCACTTAGTAATAGATACACATCAAGATTGTGACGCTTTGCTTCTTCCTGAATCTTAAGTGCGGCCCTGCGGTTAGCTTCTTTGACTGTTAATGTTGTATCTTCAGCAATGCCATAATGGCACATCCAAGTTTGATAACGGCTTGTACGTGGAACATACCAGTTTCCGTCATAGCCAAATTTAAAATGATTTTTATGGGTGTAATCTACAGTTGGATTCATAATAAGTATAGTTGTAGCGATATTTATGCTTTTTAAAGTACGTAGGAATCCCAATGAAAAAATTCTTTATTAAAGATTGTCCCAGCGAAATAACTGTTAGCCGTTGGCTTAAAAATAATTCTGATTGGGAAAGTTTAATGCAAACTGTAAAACCAGTGCACCAGCACAGTGAAGTGATTTGTTTAAAGGTCAAAGATTTTGACACAACAGCAATCAGCAACAGTATTACAGAAGCATTGGGGATTTATGGTGACCACGGTTGGAAGTCTTCAGAGGGCGAAGATCCAGGCTACACTGGATTTAGTCTTGTATATAATCCCAACCACCAGGACGGACTAGATCCACATAGTTCTACATTAGGTACTCCTAAAAATTCTAATAGCCAATTCTTTTGGAACTCTAAGCAACAACATTCGCAATTAAAAGACAGCTACTTTGATGGATATGGTTTTAATACTCCAACACCGGCAAGCCAACATGGTGCGTTTGGGGAATTTATGAAGCGTTGCAAGCGTACCCGTGTTCGTAGTAGATTAAGTATCTTAAACGGCAAAGATTTTGAACTAACCCGCGGGTGGCACAAAGATGAGATGATATTTGAAAACATACGTATCAACATTCCAATTACAACTACTCCACAGTACATGTTTCAAATTGAAAAGCATGCACCTACACATTTGAAAGTTGGCTGGGCATATTCTTGGGATACATACGTTCCTCATAGAGTATTTTGCGAAAACGTTGTTGATGACAGTCGACGCATACATGCTGTACTTGGGTTTAGCCCTTGGTGGGATTATAACGCAGAAGAGCAATGCTGGACACAAAACGAATTCTATGGAACAAAACATCCATTTGACATGCTAGTGGATGGAGATATATTTGAAGGGCTTGAGCTCGATACTTCTATTAAGGTTTATAAATGATTGATTTTAACAAATTTTACACAGCATGGTTTTATGATTCTGAAATGAATCTAATTCCAGCGGCTGGCATTAACAAGGATCTTGCAACTACAGCAGGATTCACAGTAAAGTTTAATTTCGAGGATGTCCCCAATTTACCATTGGTTGAATTGGCGATTAAATTATTGCAAGACTTGCCGCAGAACTTTGTATTTGTGCGCCCTGGTATGCGTTTAACTGGCGATTCCCTTGAAGCTCTTTGCAATCAGATTGGGCGCAGTGATATTAAATTTATTACACCTGACGCCGAAATTGACCCAGACTGGTTTGAAATGGCACAAAACAGATACTTCTGCAACAGTCAGTTTACTGTTCATGAATTGTATACTGTTGAACGACTTTCGCGCGAAGGAATTAAAAGTGGATTAGTTGGGGTGTTCCCTTCGTTTAACGATTTAAGCACAGTAGTAAAATCTCCGTCTAAGTTTTATGCGGCAGATCCAATTTGGCAAATGACAGTACCGTATTCGGATATTCCAGCAAGTTTGATGTACAATGATTGTGAAAACTTTTTAGTGCCAAATTTTTGTTTACTATTAGTAGGCGCATTTGTTAAGCAATTCAATCTAACTCAAAATACTGGCATACTACGAGCATTGACCATTAACAGATTTGGCCCAATGACATTGGCGATTGCATTGATGCCAAACAAGTCGCATGATCTAGAACTAGTAGGGCACACTCTTAACTATCCGTTTTATAAAGGATTGATTGCAAGAGAGTATGCAAACGCATTGTTGCCATTGGAGGCTGTACATGTTGATTAAGGAAAGTTCTTACGCAGAATGTTTACCTTTATTACAAGAACTTTGGCCAGACAAGGAGCCAATCCCGCCAATTGACAACACACTGGGAATGATTAAATTTTGGGGTCTGGACTATGGTTTGATGAAGCCTCGTTATGTTATTGCAATTGACGAGTCTGGCGAAGCAATTGGATGTACGCATGCTTATCTCACTGGCCCTGGCGAGCTTAGAGTCCGTGGCACATATTGTAAATCAGACAAACGATATTCAGGTGTAGCAAGTGCCATGGTAAATCAAGTAATTGATATGTTCCCAGACTGTTCATTTGTTTACACTTTCCCTAGAAACGGGGTTGAAGGTTTTTATGCCAGTTTGGGATTTAACATTTCAGAACATCGCTGGCCAGGAATTTATAAAGGCGTATCGTACGCTTGGAAACAACTTAACAAGGATACACAATGACTATCACACGCTGGGAATACTCAAAAAAATTAAGCAACTATCACTTTGACAGCACTGTCAACGAAGATGCCGATCCGCATTATCGAGTAATTGGACGAGTCGAAGGTGATTTGGCCGCAGTGTATGAAGCACAATTAAAAGTATACACGCCCGAAGCTAACGGCTTTTTAAACAGACTGCAAGTTCAAAACAATCAAACGGATCCTCCGTTTACAATGGAATACGATCGTGCAGAATTAGAATACTTGAATCTAGATCCTAATCACACGTTCTTTTACAATCTTCGCCGCACTGGCAATGATGCTGTTCAGCGAATTATTGACTCTTTTAAATTTAAAAAAGCAGGCGCAAGTTTTCACATTCAAAAGCCTGGTGGCTTGTTTCCGTATCACGTTGATGAAATTCCTGGTACAAAGGGCAACGATCCCAACAGTTGGCTAGACAAAGATCCACAGTGGGCCGCACGTTTCGAAATTCAAGTGTATGATTGGCAACCTGGACATGTATGGGCTGTTGGTAATACATATTGGAAGCAATGGCGTGCCGGCGATATCGTTTGGCACAACTGGCGAGATACTCCGCATGGTACTGCTAACCTAGGCCGCAGTGATCGTGTCACATTACAGGTCACTGGACTGTGCTCTGAGGAAACTATTGCAATTATCAACAACGCTAACCATTTGTTTAAATTATGAATCAGCCAGCACGTTTAACGCTTTTAGTTGATTTACAATCTGATTGTATATTGTGCATATCTTATGCACCGTTTAATATTGCAGCCGCAACATTTGGCGCATTAAAGCAAACCATGCTAGACACCGAAGTTAGATTCTTGTCTGCAAATTCAGTAGCACTTAAAGATATTTCGGTCGATGCAGTCAAGAACGATTGTTTATATTTGAGTTTTTCAGATGGTTCTTATAGACTAAAATCACTTGATTTGTCAGGCGACGAACTTGGCAGACAGCACGAACGTAAGCGGATTGCCGCCCGTAAGTTGCAGTCAGTTGAAAAGCTACTGTGGCTTGAATTGCAAAATCTTAAAGAGTGTATTAGCTATCAATCAGTTGAGTATGAAAACTGCATCAACTATCATTTAAACAATGACGCTCCGGGACTTGCCGAGTATGCCGCAATAAACAATTTAACTTTAGAACAAGCACGTCGCGAACTTGAGTTTGACTATAAAGAAATTCAAAACAAAAAGATGCGTATATACGCTTGGCACAAATACTTTATAAGCAGAATTGCCTCCTGTAGTTTAACTGAAGAATTAGACCAAATCGATTCCGCAGTAAACACTCAGCTGTGGAGAGATGCACTAATATGATTTCATTGTATGCGTACAATCCACAGCGAGTCGCTCTTGAAGCAACACCTGATGTTGTTCGTTGGAAAAATATTAGTAAAATTATCAATGACAATATCAGTTTCATTGATCGTACTGGTTTTATCAAACTACCAATCAATACCAGTGCACCTGCTGAATCAGCACTACCTGTATTTGACAACACATTTAGTTTGAGCTATACTGAATGCTGTCAACTACAAGTTCGACGAATACTACAACAGCAAGAGCGTTTAGATAAGCCTATTCGCCTGATGTATTCAGGCGGCATTGATTCAAGTATGGTGTTGTTGAGTTTTATCAATGAGCTGGGCGTGGAACGTTTGAGCACCAGACTTGAAATTGTAATGAGCAGTGTTTCAATCGATGAAAACCCAGCTATGTGGGAAAAAGTTTTGCGCCGCAGTGATATTAAACTGATCAACTCCTTAGAATTTAATTCTGGCGTTAGCAACGATTATATACTGGTTGGCGGGGAATTCAATGATCAA